CTCCAACTCAAGACATGGTTACAATGAGGAAGAAGAAGTACGCACAGGGAGGGAAGCCATTGACTCTAGCAGTTACGGAGAAAGAGGAGGAGAGGAAACTATGGGCGACTCCAACAACTCAAGAGATAGAACACCCCAACGCAGAGCTCACAGAGTCAGGAAGGAGGAAGGAGGAAGATGGGAAGGACAGTCACAGTCTAGGTCTAGCAGATCAAGTCAAGTTGTGGCCAACTCCCCAAGCATCAGACAACCGAGACAGAGGGCATGTGGGAATGCCATCAATACAACGCAGATTGTCAAAAGGAAAGCAATTAAGTCTTTCAATGGTCGTGTCAAAAACAAGTGGACAACTGAACCCAACGTGGGTAGAGTGGCTTATGGGATACCCAAAAGGGTGGACAGACTTAAAGGATTAGGTAACGCAGTTGTACCACAAATACCACAATTTCTAGGAGAATCTATTTTAAATTTTGAAAAGGAGAATATATGAAAAATCAAATAATTTCAATTTTTGTATCAACAATAATTGCAGTTGTTGTTTCTGTCTTAGTTACTAAATCACTTACTAACTTACAGATAGACATGGAATTGCAAGAAGCTTACGGAGGTTTGGTCAATAGGATTAATGTCCTGGATCAATCCAATGATGATGTTTACCAGGAACTTAACAAACTTTATCAATCCCTAGAGGCTATAACTTATGATGAAAGCATTGACGAATTAACTAGTAGAACAAAGGACTTAGAGAAATTTGTTTTAGGTTTAGAAGACTTTGTTATATCCCTAGAAGATAAGGTGGCTCTACTTATAAGGCCATTAGTAATTGAAGAACCCCCCCTTGCAGTTGGTGTAGTTGAAGAAGTTACTCCAACAGTTGTTGAAGAAGTAACAGCAGAACCTACTGAAATAATAAAGGATTCGTGGCAAGAGCCTACCTTTATTAGCTGTGTAGATGATAGACTTTCTAAACCTTCTACTAAAACTTTAGTAAGAGCTTTAGAGAAAGCTAGATCGGTAGGAACTTTTGAGTTTGATGTTACTTACAATGTAGCTTTTGATGGTACTGTTAATAACATCAGAGTAGAAGACGGAGTACCAATGGACATTCAAAGGATTGCTACTAGACATGTGAGTAAGTTTACATATAGCTCGGCAAGGGTTGGAGCAAACGATTGTGTCTATGCCATGAAGCTAACAGTTAATAGTTAATCCTGGTAAATACTTTATTTTTATAAACTACTTTGTTATACTCGCCCTCAAGTGAAAAACGAAATAGAGAGAGGAGACTTAGTGAGGTTTAATCCCACTCAGTACATCTTTGAAAAAAGGTTAAAGAGTCGCAGTTGGTTTAGTGGTTTCTATGTATACAAGGTAGTAACACTAGGCCGTAAATGGGCAACTCTACGCATGAACTCCAACAACTCAAGAAAGCTTATGCCGATTGATGTTTGGGAAGACATATCGAAGCGGAGAGACTTCGCTAAGATAGTAGATGGTAAGCCTATTTATATAAACCGACAGGAGATATAGGATGATTACACCTCACGACACCCTCCAAAGATCGTTCTATGCCAACCAGATTGGCTCTAGTTTAGGGAGTCTAGAATCTTCACGAAAACTCCCACAGTTTTGTTTAATAATTAGGAGAAAATAATATGTTGCTAAATGGTAAAGCAATGTGGGCCTCAATAACTTCAGCAGGAGTTACTAAATACCCACCACCTAAATACTCTATAGACTTAGTTCTTGATGATGAGACTGCCGAGAAGTTAAAAACGGAAGGCTACAATGTCAGAGAGGATAAAGAGTATTCTCCCTTTGTTACGATTAAAAGGGGAGTAACCAGGAAAGACGGAAGTTTAAATCCTGTACCTAAGTTAGTTGATGCTGACAAGAATCCTTTGGATTGCAAAGTTGGCAATGGCTCAGATGTAACTGTTCAATGCAGACCTTATGATTGGACTTTTGCTGATAGAACAGGAAAGAGCCTAGACTTACAAGCCGTTCAAGTTAATAACCTCATTGAGTTTGAAGGAACTGCGATTGATGGCGAAGAACTTGGTATTGATAACGAAGAAACTGAATTGGAGTTTTAAATGACAGAAGAAACTGTAGAACAGAAACCATTTATCACGATTGATGATGTGCAAATAAATATTGAAGACTTACCTGAAGAAGGACAAGGAGTTTTCGGTAGGTTGCAACGATTAAATCAGAAGAAAGCTAATATCGTTTTAGACTTGGAAGAAATCCAAGCAGGTATTAACTTCTTTTCTAATAGAATCGTAGACATTGTTAATGAAGATAACTCCCCTGCCGTAAATGGCGAAGGGGAAGAGGAATCTAGTTCTGAGTCTGAAGAAGATTCAGAATAGATGTGTGTGCCGAGAAGGTAAAACTTCTCTTGTCGAAACGAGGGGGTAGTGTAATCTGCCCTCTCAATACGGAGGATCAATGGCATCAAACGGAGTAGCTAAGACTCATCAATCGTGTCCTGTTTGTGGGCATAATGACTGCCTAACAGTTTTTGTTAATGGAACTGCATGGTGTCATAGTCATTGTATAGAAGGTCAAGATAAACCTTTTAAATATAATGAAGAGGCCATAGAAGCTAAAGTTACGCAGAAGATTATGAATGCTGATAATTCTAGGTACTCCTTCGGAGCTCTAACAGATCGTAAAATAGCAGAAGATACTGCTCGTAAGTACGGAGTTAAAGTAACTTACAATTATGAAGGTAAGGTTGCAGAACATATGTATCCTTTTTATTCAGAGAATACTTTAACAGCCACTAAGATAAGAACAGTATCTACTAAAGATTTCAGATGGACAGGATCAGCAACCGAAGCAGGATTGTTTGGGGAGCATCTCTTTAAATCAGGAGGTAAATACTTACTGGTAACTGAAGGCGAATGTGATGCTATGGCTTCTTATGAATTGATGGGAAGCAAGTGGCCTGTTGTCTCTATTAAAGGTGGAGCTAGTAGTGCCGTTAAAGATATAAAGAATAGTTTAGAATTTGTTGAAGGTTTTGAGTTCGTTGTTATTTGTTTTGATAAAGACAAAGCAGGTAGAGAAGCTTCTAAGAAGGTAGCTAGAATATTAAAACCAGGAAAGGCTAAGATAATGAACTTACCTAATGGCTTTAAAGACCCTAACGAAATGCTTGAAGCTAATGAACATCAAAAATTCTTACAATCCTTTTGGGATTCTAAAGTATATACTCCAAGCGGTGTTATAAATATCTCTGAGTTAAGAAAAAAGTTTCACGATAGAGAGCAGAAAGAAAGCATACCTTATCCTTGGCAAGGCCTCAATAAGAAACTGTATGGCCTCAGACAAGGAGAGTTAATTACTTTAACAGGGGGTACAGGACTCGGTAAGTCTTCGGTAACGAGAGAACTCGAACATCATTTGATAATGAACACAACTGATAATGTAGGTGTGATTTCTCTTGAGGAAGATTGGCGAAGAACTGTTGATGGTATACTTTCTATTGAAGCTAATGCTAGACTATATATAGATCAAGAACGAGAGAAGTTTTCTAAAGAAGAATTAGATGATTTATTTAATGTACTTTATGATGGCGAAAATAAAAATAGGGTGTGGGTACACGCTCACTTTGGTACTAATAGTATTGAAGAAATATTTTCTAAGCTTCGCTTTATAATTATAGGGTGTGGTTGTAAATGGGTAGTGATAGATCATTTACATATGCTAGTGTCGGCTGTGCATGAAGGCGATGAACGCAGAGCCATAGATGATATTATGACTAGACTTAGAAGTATAGTTGAAGAAACAGGAGCAGGACTAATCCTGGTATCTCATCTAAGAAGAGTATCCTCTGATAAAGGACACGAACAAGGAATAGAAGTATCTCTTAGTCATTTAAGAGGTAGTCAATCTATAGCACAGCTAAGTGATTGCGTCATTGCATTGGAGAGAAATCAACAGTCTGATGATGAAGAAGAATCTAACACTACTCAGTTACGTGTACTTAAATCTAGGTATACAGGCGATGTTGGTATTGCCTCTGCTTTACTTTATGATCACGACACAGGTAGGCTGAGCGAAAAACCTTTAGAAGAATATGAATTTAACGAAGACAACAATGAACTTGGTATTTGATATAGAGACTGACGATCTTAAAGCTACAAAGATACACTGTATCGTAGCACAAGATGCAGATACGAAAGAGATTTATAAATTTCCCCCTGATAAATTAGATAAGGGTTATGCACTACTGGAATCAGCCGATAAGTTAGTTGGTCATAATATAATTGGTTTTGATATACCAATGGTAGAAAAGTTTAGTGATATTAAGTTATCCAATAAAACAATAGTAGATACTCTTGTCCTCTCTAGATTATTTAATCCTGTTAGAGAAGGAGGCCACAGCTTAGAGTCTTGGGGTTATAGATTAAAATTTCATAAGATAGAGTTTGAAGATTATGTGGAGTACAGTCCAGAAATGTTGAGCTACTGTGCTAAAGATGTACAATTAAATACTCTTGTATTTGAACAACTTAAAAAGGAGAGTAAAGGCTTTACTAAGGACAGTGTTAATTTAGAACAAGAAGCTGCTAGAATTTTAAAGAAGCAAGAAACTCATGGCTTTCTGTTTGATGATAGAAAAGCTGAGATACTATTAGCTGACCTAAGAGAACGAATGGGTAATATAGAAAGTGAAGTGCATGAAGTATTTAAACCTAAGATGGTAGATATTAAAGAGGTAACTCCAAAGCTTAAACAAGATGGTACTTTATCTAAACAAGGATTAACAGATGAAGAGTATAAAGAGAGAGAGTATACTGATGATATAACTCCCTTCACTAGACAGAAACTTCAAGAGTTTAACTTAGGCTCTCGTAAACAAATAGGAGAATACTTAATAGAGTTTGGTTGGAAGCCAAAAAGATTTACACCTACAGGACAACCTATGGTGGATGAAAAGACTTTAGCTAATATAAAGGAGATACCTGAAGCTAGGTTGATAGCTAAGTTTTTATTACTTCAAAAAAGAATAGCACAAATAGATTCCTGGTTTGAAGCTCAACAGGAAGACGACAGAGTACATGGATTTGTCATACCTAATGGTACAATAACAGGAAGAATGGCACATAGGAATCCCAACATGGCTCAAGTACCTAGTGTTAAAAGTCCTTTCGGTAAAGAGTGTCGCTCCTGTTGGATTGTACCTGAAGGTTATAAATTAGTTGGAATAGATGCGAGTGGACTAGAACTTAGACTACTTGCACATTATATGAAAGACGAGGAGTTTACAAATGAAATCATTAACGGAGATATACATTCCTTTAATCAAAAACTTGCAGGACTTGAATCAAGAGATCAGGCAAAGACATTCATCTATGCCCTCATATACGGAGCAGGAGATGGAAAGCTT